AGCTAACTGTTGTAGCAGATTGGATCGCATCACCTTGAGTTAGCGATTCTGTGACGCTAAAGGCTGAACCTGCTGTTGTTACTGCAAAGTCAGTATCTATAAAAGCAGGGACTCCTGCTGTAACCGAGCCAATGTTCAATCCTCCCACAGCTCCAGAGGTTGTTGTCCCTGAAATTGTTGTCGAAGGAGTGATATTTGAACCTGTTGCGGAATAAGTTGACCCTATTCTTGTCGCAGAAGAATAAGCAGGATCAAGAGTAATCGTTGCACTCGACTTTATAGAGTGACGGACATCGGCTTGTACAGGTAAAGCCAATAGAAAAAGAAATGGGATTAATTTTTTCATGTGAGCTTGCCAGATTGAGGGTCGATTTCTTTGCCTGTGATTGGATCGTATTTAACGACCTCGGCTCCTTCTATCTTAAGGGGTGTAATAACTCTGATGGTCTGGTACTGTTGATTCTTGGCAAGTTCAGCAAGTGTTTTCTTTAGTTCATCAATTTCTCTTTTAGCAGAAGCATTGTTTCTTTCTTCTTTCTTTTTACCTGAATTAGCAACAGTCACGCCTAGCGATCCAAGCAGTCCTCCCAGCACTCCTGCTGCGTATGTTGCATCTATTCTCTGATCTGCGACCCACCATTTTGATTCGGGTAGTTTGATGTATGCTAAAGAAATTATCGTGATACACCATGCGATTAATATCGTCTTTATCCCAGTCGAGAGATAAAAAAGAACCATTTCTTGATAAGCAGGAGTATCGTCTTCTTCTTTTGCTTTTTTCTTTTCTGGTTCTGGTTTGGTTGGGAGTTTTTTCTCGTTTAATTTAGGTTCAGGGATTTTCTTTTCATCCATAAGAGGAAAGAAGGGGCATAATAAGAATAAGCATAAATCAGAAAATTGGAAATTATCGCTGCAATAGGTGGAGCAGTATTAACAGCTTGCTTTGTTTCTGTGGGATCTATTAGTCTTCGATCCAGGCATCACAGAGATGATTTCATACGTTTAACCACAACAATGGAAGCGGTAGAGAAACGTATCGAATCTATGCATACAGATGTTAAGGATATATATTGCCGATTGAACCATGTGGATCGTGCTGTGGTAGATCTAAAAGCTCGCTTACCTCAATGACTCTCGAAGAGAAGATTGCTAATGCTAAGGCCAGGATAAGGGAACTCGAAGTTCTTATTAAACTCTGGGAGGATCAAAAGAGACAACAAAGCCCCCGATAGAGGTGAGAACGGGGGCTTTAATTGGATGATGGGGCATCATGCCAAAGCTAGCGTTTGTGTATAGGCTTGGAAAGTAGCTTAATTACTTATGATTCGTATTCTTAAACCGATTATTCTCGCATTTGTCCGAACTAATGCGGTGAAGAAATTGGTCGTTGATATTCTCGAAGCTTTAGCTAAGAGAACAGATAACACTGTGGATGACCAAGTTGTTGCTTATGTAAAGTCCCGTTTATGGCCCGATCTACCTAACAATTAATCATCTATGGAAGACTCACTCTTTAAGGATCTGTCTAAGGGGCCATCTCTTGAGGAACAGTTGATTACAGAGTGTAGATTAAGAGAAGTAATGAGTTGCGAAGATAAGGAAGAACTAAAAAGGTTGTGTGCGATTTTAGTTCAGCAAGCAGCACACCAAGATCACTTTATAAACAACTGCTTAGAGAAAATAACAGAGCTACAGGCGATTATAGTTTGTAACGAGAATAGGGTAGTGCAGAAGAAAACTCCTTGGTGGGGACGTATTTTTTAACGGTTCTGTAAGGCTCAATTATCCCAGGCGGTACACCTTTAACAGATACTTCAGGGTATTGGATGGTGTACCAGCGATGTCCACAATCGTGACAACATCTTCTTCTAACTGATTTATTTTCTACGTCTCTCCTAGTACTCACAACTCTACTAGAGAAGTTTCCACACTCAGGGCAAGGAACAGTTGGGTATGTCAGGCTCATCAATTTCAGAAGGTAATGTGGATCGGCCCTCCACTCTACGCCTTACAGATTCTCTCCATACGGCTTCATCTTTAGCTAGGGCTTCTTTGTAGAGTGAGCTAGGTAGTTGTCTTTCGAGTTCGCTATAAACAGCGTTTCTTATCCAAGCAGTCGCTCTTACTCCATCTTCTTTAGCCTTGTCCTGAACAAGTTTTGCTCTATGTGGATCAAGCAGAATTTGGAGATAAGTTTTGTTACCGTGTTTTAGGGCCATTACAACAGTGTCGTTGTACTACTCTACCACGACATTGGCTGATCGGCTTTTCTTATGCGGGAAGCTGTATAAGCTCCTCTTGCCCTGGAACGCTGACTAGATTTACCCAAACGAGTTTCTCTAGCTGCTCTTAGAAATTCTACTGCTCTATGGAGATCTCCCGTAGTCGCTAGGTCTATCTCGTTCTTTAGTCTCTTTAAGACCAGTTTTCGAGCATTGTCTTCTATATGCAATGGACATTACCTCATGGATACTGCTGTAATAGCTTAGTCCACCTTCGATGTCTTGCAAACACCAGCCATCTTCAGTTCGTGTAATCAATGGACTTCCCTCCAGGTTTTACCGACAGAGACATCTGCAAGAGCAGGAATTTCACCTAACCACATTGCTTCTGCTTCCTCCATCACTTCTTTAAGAACAGCCGACCATTCGTCGGCTACTTCTTCTTTCGCTAAGAGGATTAATTCGTCATGGACTGCGGCTGCAATCTTAACTGTGTCCTCTCCTGCTTCTTTGACTTTGGGCCAAAGTTTACCCAAAGCGCACTTCAAAATAGCGGCTCCTGCCCCTTGAATTGGAGTGTTACATCTTACCGTAACCCTATTTAGATCACCTTTTAAAAATCTCCTCATTCCTGATACGGGAATCCTAGTTTCAGGCCATTCATCATGCTCAGTTTTGGTAGCAGTTAATTGATTAAAACCCTGCCACTCCTTGATCCCACTGTATGTATTAAGCCAATTATTACGAACTGTTTCTGCCTCCTCTCTGGTCATTAAAACACCACTCGCTCCAGCATAATTTCGCAAGCCTTCTGCTCCTGCTCCATATAGCAATCCAAAATTCGCAGACTTAGCAATTTGCCTTTCACACCCCATTTGAGAAGCTGTGTAATCGTGAAGATCTTCTCCTCGCTGGAACGCTGCGATCATATTTTTATCCTTGGATAAAGCAGCCGCTAAACGTAATTCCATTTGACTGAAATCAGCGTCTACGATTTTCCATCCTTCAGGAGCCTCAACACATTGCCTAAATTCACTATCTCTCGGTATTTGTTGGTTATTAGGCTTAATGGAACTCATTCGACCTGTATCTGCACCTAATTGCATATAGGAGGCACGAACAAAACCAGAGGAATCTGCTTTCTCCTGAATAGAAGTAATCATTTGTCTCCTCTTCTCCTTTCTTTTCCACTCCAAATAAATTTGCACTAATTCATGGTCAGCAGCATATTTTCTTAGAGCTTGTCTTGACGCACTTGGTTTACCCTCTTCATTTAAGGGCTTAAACCCTAGAACCAAGGAAAATTTTTCTATTAATTGTTTAGGACTATTGAGGTTAAACCCTGCATACTTTTTAGTTCCTAAACGTATAGAACCTTCATCCTTGGCACGAAGATTGAAAGGAGCAGCATCCTTCTCTTCTTCTAAAAGCATTAATTGTCTATTCCATCTCTCATAGTCAGATGTGTGATGACCCATTTGTACGATGTTGGACTTTATTCGATCTATGCGGTCTTGAATTTCCTGTACCCCTTCTCTCGGTAGTTTTTGACCTTCGGGAAGAGCTTTATTGAGTTCCATTATGAACTCTTTACCCATTTCTTTAGTGTCATGCTCGTAGTCAATACGTGCTTTTTCCAAAGCCCCTAAGTTCCAGGGAAGACCTACTCTCCACATCTGGGCCATAGCAGGTAAGGCACGACACTCCAAGGCAAAAGCATCGTGCAGGTTGGCTGAACGTAATTTATGGTCAATTGTTTGGTCTAATTCAAGAAGAATTTCTACGTCCTTAGCTGCGTATAAAAGCTGTTCTTCGCTTAAGTTCTCTGCTCCCCAATTAGATTTCTGCTGTTCTTTAGAAACTTCTATACCTAATTGCCTTTTAGCAACAGCATCTAAACCATGCTTCATTTGAGGAATACCGTTTGTTAATAAACGGCTGGCAATCATGCTGCATCTAACTCGGCCTCTCGGATATATCCCGTGTTCTTGTAACCAGCCAAGATCAAAAACAGCATTGTGAGCAAGCCAAAAACGATCTCCGTTATTAAAGAAGAGATCCAATTTATGCCAATCGGAGTCTTCTAAAGAGAAGCAATCAATTATGACGATTGACTTTGTTGTGTAACAACCAAGTTGAATAAGGCGAAGTTTTCCTCGCTCAGGTTGTAGCTGGAGCGTTTCAGTATCGAAGGCAATACTGGTGGATGTATGAACATGGCTCAGATGTTCAATACCGTAGTACACTGTGTAATTAGTCATTTTTTAAAAGCTTTATAAATGGAATCAAGATATTCTTGATAAGTGATTTTCAACCATTCTTCTTTTGTGAATTGTTGATGGCAGCGATTACATTTCCATTCGGTTGCATTTTCTAAAGGGATCTGAAGATCAAAAAGATTCATGCAACCAGGACATATAACTCGTTTACTTTTCTTATTCATATTTATTCAACACCTCTCCCTACAACAAATACAGGCTTGATCCAAGTTAAAACTCTTTGTTTTCTTCCTTTTCCTTGACATACATGTCTCATGTGTCCTCTTCTCCAATGTGACCTGGGAGACTTACCTTCTGTTGGAACGTAATCAGGTGGATATTCATATCTAATTTTTTGTCCCTCATAATTTTCTCCTAACCATGTACTAGGTTTTGGTGGAGTTTCTTCTTTAAAGCCTCTCCCTCCCAGAAGAGGAGATTGCTCAGTGAGATACTCAGGTTGATGATCCATTAAAAGAATAGAGTTAGCTGCGATGTTTAGAAGATTTTTAGCTATCTCTTCGTTAGGAGCATTTTTTATTTTGAGATATCTGGATGAATCTGGGTCGTTTGTAGGAAATCCGATTTCATTTTCTAGTGGTTCAGATCGCACTGTCCCTTCTTCTTCTATTTGATCCATCTTCAGTCTCTTTTTGTCCACTAAAATCTGCCAGTCTTTTGTACCTTCTTCCCAAATAAAGTCACCTATACACCATGCGGCTTTATTACTTAAAGCCATCATTTTGAAACCTGGCTTAAATATATTTAGTCTTGGATCGTCCGGTGGATAATACTCTTTATCTAAAAGAGCCTGTAAGGTAGGCCATTTATTCTCTTTTGCTATTGCTCTTACTACGTCTCTATAATGGTTATGGGTTATAACAATAATGGTATAAAAATCATCAGTAATAGTCTCGTCATCTAGTACTTGTGCCATACCAGCAGAGGTTACTGAAGTTTTTGGCAACATAAATGTATAAATAGGATATATATCATTTGGTGCGGCATCAAAACCTTTGAAATCTGTTCGTGCTAAATCCTCAGTAATAGCTCTAGTTAAATAAATCGGTTGAAGATATGACTGTGCAAAAGTCAAAGACAATAACACTGTTTCTTCTATTGAGTTGAGGGTAAAGCTTTTTTGTTTTGTCTTAAATGCAGCAAGACTATCTTGCATATCAGGAGTAATGAACTGATAGAAGAAAGCGTTAACCCATTTCCATGACGCATAACCAATAGGACTTTTGTAATTACCTATGTGTTTCTCCTTAAACCCTTTTGCCACCAAGCTATTACCTTTATTCCAATAATCTATGGCACGTTTTGATCTGAGTTTTCCTGGCCCTGAAGAGCCTTCATTTAGATAACAGAAATCAAAATTTGCTCCTCCCATTAACCCATAAGAGAAGGATAATCCACTTTTGTTTGAAGTATGCATTAGGAATCCTCCTCTAAAGTAAGTTCCATTTGCTTAGGTTTATCTAAATCCTGCATAATCTTGAAAAGATCATTACAAGCTTGTCCATAACCTTTGTATTGATAAAAAGAGTTCCTTGACTCTTTAAAATTACCAGCAGCTTGATGTTCATTACTTTCATTTAAGTAACGATTTTGCAAGTCTGATAAAGACCGCCAAGCCCTTGATAGAACAAGATACTCAGCCCATTTTTCGTCATTCATTACAGCCATTAGTTACTCCTGTGTGAAGTGAAAGGTTCTGAATTAAGTTGAATAGAACAATGGTCTAATCCATCTATAGGTATACTGCTTTGATATACAAGACTGTCAGCGTCAATAAGATCAACCATAACTCGATGCTTGTCTAAAGAGAAACCTATAGAACCTATGTAAAAGGAATTACCTGATTCTTCAAATGTGACCAAAGCATTGATTAAAGAATTAATAGGTATAGAGGAGCAGGGAAGAATTTTCATCACAGACCGTCGTGCCATTTAGTACCGAAGGATGACATCATTCCATCATCCGTTGGTTCGTATTCTTCTTCTTCTTCTACTACCTCCCAGTCACATAAGTGACCAAGAGAAATCATTTCTTCTATCTCCTTCTGAGTAGGAGCATTTTCAGAAGTAATTGGTTCGCCCCAAAAGATTTCTGTTTCACATATAGCAGACCCATATTCTTCGGGTTCTAACCATGTGGAGGAGCGAACTAGAACAGCATCATCAACTACAGCCCGTACATAAACGTACTCTTCTCCGTAGGTGAAACTGAACTCCTTTATTTGGTTTGGAGAGTTTTCAGGATGCACAGTATGGGTGCGATCCTTTGTTAAATGGGTCATGGGTGTTGACCAAGGTTTACATCTATTACTGTAGCATACTAGAAAAGTTTAGACAACCTATCAATGCTAGGAAAAACGCTAATGTCATATTTCGTATAGACAGTGACATCTAAACCTGCGTTAACAGCTATTAATACTTGTTCATCTAAATGTTGTTCGTCCCAGTAATCAATCTGATTGACTCTTTGAACAACACCTTCTTTGTCGTATTCCGTAAAACGTACCGAAGCGGTTGGTCCGTCTTCATATATAGCTTCGTAAAAAGCTAATTGTACTCTTCTTGGTTTTATTCCCATTTTTTCCACGCCTCCTCAAAGCCTCGTGCGGGGGGATATGTTTCAGTTGTCCCATTTGAAGCACTTCCCTTCTCCTGCTTGGTTTCTGAGGTGGGACAAGGGGGGTGGGACAGGTCAGGTTGTCCCAGGGGTGGGACAGCTTCGCTCGAAATAGGGGTTGTCCCACCCTCTGTCCCAGGGGTACTTCCCTTGGTATCACTACTATCTAGCTTAGGTGGGACAGCATACGCAAACCCCCCGCCCGCAAGGATCGCTTTATATTCATTCGTTCCATCATTATTTATTACTTCAACTAACCCTCTTTTCTCTAAACGCTGGAGCGATTTTCTAATAGCAGCAACTTTTCCTCCTACTAAAGGATCGGCATTTAAATCGGCTCTACTTCTGGACTCAGGATGCACAACCCTAAGTCTCTGAAGAACACGATCAATAATTCCTGCTGGTGCGGCATCATTTGGGTTTACTTCAGGGGTGAAGTCGCTGATCGTGAAACTTAAATCAGCTTCCATCCTCATAATCAGAGAAGTACCTGATCTACCGCTCCTTGATTTTTCAACAGTGATTAAACGGGAACCGCTTCCTATTTTTTCAATAAGTTCTTTATTTGGTTTCTTTAAAGCCCAAGTTTCGTCAACTGCATCTCGTATTGCAGAAGTTCCTCTAAACCCTCCTGTTTTATTTGCATGATGAATAAGCAGAATCGTTGTAGCCGGAAAGAGAACACCATTATTTCTAGTCAACCAATAGAGAGGTGTAGCAAAGTCAGATTTATTTTCATCAAATGCTCTTCCTCCACTGCACCCAATTAAAGAATCAATAACAACCAAACTAGGTTTGATCTTTTTCATCAATGAAACAAACTGTGCATAACGCTGGAGCGACCAATCAGTTTGTATATGAGTATTGGAATTTACAGGGAAATCAACTTCCTCTAACTGTTCTTTCAACTGAACTAAGGGTTGATCTCCATTAAGCAGGAGAACTGGCCCTTTTTTGACTGGAACAGCTTTTCCTCTGACAACAAAAGGTGAACCAGTAGCAATATGCTTTGCTAAAGCCCATGCGCTCATAGATTTTCCATCTCCACCAGCCCCGTATATCAAGACAACTGAAGGTGTAGGAAGTACATCAGGAATTAAGTAGTCTCTTTTTCCATCTATCTGCATTAAGTCCTCTACACCCATTAACCTCGCCTTACTTTCATACTGAATCTGGTCAACAATTAGTTTTTCTAAAGCAACTTGATCTCTATAACCAGACTGGAGCGCAAGTGTATTTAACTTGTAGTTCATCTCAGCAGGGTTATCTAATTCAAGAACAACCTTTGCTTGTTTAATAACCTCTTCAAAAGGAAGAGTTGAAGTTCTAAATTCTTGAACCTGCTTTTTCTCAGCATTAGAAATAATTTCCCTACTAACTGGAGAAAATCTGGCTCGTTTTGGATCTTCCTGATCTGCTAACCAGATAAGAGTTCCTAGACCAACTTTTCCTGCCTTGAATGATCCCCAAGGATTTTCGCAAGGGTTTGAATCTTTCCATTCATCGGCATATTCAGGATCATCACCAGACCAAGCACTCCAAAGAGTTAAACCAAGATCATTCGGCAATTCTGAATGAATCGCCATACCAATTTTTATCCAATGATCTCTGCTGCCCGTTCCTTGATGTGTAATAACGCTTAAACACTCTTGGATGATTTGAGCGACTTCTTCTTCAGTTCGATCAGATAGATCAAGACCTTTTCTATTTTTTACTAGACCTGTTCCATCTCCTGCTTTGGCTGCTTTCATTTCAGCAAGCAACCAGTCTGGAGCGACAGGAATATTATCTAAGTCTCCTTCAAAACCGTAAGAACCTTCTTCCGATACCTTTCCCCCTGGATAAGCACCGTAAATAAGCCCCTGACGACCCCATAGAAGCTCATAACAACCTCCTGTTGCTTCTGATAGGCCATGCCCTTGAACTTCTCTCCATAGGTCTTCAGGAACCTTGAATATATATTTCGCTGCATTTTTCTTTGTAGAAGTTATACAAGGTGCGCCTTTTAAAGTCTCTTTCCATTTTTTCTTTAATGAAGATAAGTTTCTATCAACATCGAGAATGACAACACCGTTTCCTCTAATTCCTGTAAAAAGACCGATAGCCCCTAACTTATCGTTACGCTCCAGAGCTAGAGCAACATCAGCAGGTTTGAACTTACGCTGGAACGATTCTTCTAAAGGATTTTTACCTGTGGCTTTCTTGCCACTAAGCATTGAAGCCCCTTTGCGATATATCGGTGCATAGACAAATTCTTCAGGTAACGTCTTAACAAATTGAAGTACATTCATGTGATACAATTCCTCTGTGGGTTTCTACATTTTTAGCTCTCAAGGTTTGCACCGCCTTGGGAGCTTTTCAATTCTACAGCATAGACATATATCTGTCACTGTAGTATGCTAGTGAAGCAACGGGCATTATGCCCTCCGCTTAACCGACTATGCCTTTTCTATCTGAAAAAGCCAAATCCACTGTTTCTGCTGGTGCAGGTGGTGGTTATCTAAACCCATCGAAGATCCAAAGTGGAACTTCGGTACGTTTCTCACTTCTCAGTGATTCCCCTCTTGAATTTTGGGAAGTTTGGGGAGAAGCGGTTGATAACTCCAGAAAACCTTTTAGGTTTGAAAGTCAACCTACTCCCGAAGACGTTGAAGCTGCTATGGGCGCAAATTACTTTAGGCGTAAAGGTCAGGATGGTGAAACTCCTGAACCTGCCAAGTTTGCTCTAGCTGTTCCCGTCTTTAATCACGATGCTGGACTTGTTCAAGTCTTATCAATTGTTCAAAAATCAATTGCTAGAGAATTGGATGCAATAAGTCAGCTAGAAGAATATTCTGACTTACTTTCTATCGACTTTCAGTTGAATAAAGAAGGTAACGGCCTTAATACGGAATATGGTCTAAGGCCATTGCCTCGTAAAAAAGGAAGTCAAGAGTCTATAGATGAAGCTTGGAGCGAAGCTAAAAAAGAGGGCTTCGATATAACCCGCTTAATGACAGGTGGAAATCCTTTCAAAGAGGACGTTTAAACCTTTATTTAATTCATCATTGGGGCCATTCATCGGCCCCTTCTTCTTATGACCTACAACTCCGAAGTTCCTGTTTTACGAGAGTACAAACTTTTAGTAAAGCCTCCTAATCAAAACAAGATAAAGCATCGTATATATGCAACTTCTCCAGAAGATGCAAAAGAACAGGCTTTAAAAAGATGGCCTGAAGCTAGGGTTATTGTTACTGAGGTTAAGAAATGGTCTTAAGAAAAGTTTCCTCAATTTTTCCCCTAGCTAAAAGCTTATTTTAGGTTATAGTAATTATGGGAACGTGTATTTATTTTCCACTAATGGGAACGCTAGACAATCAAAATGCTCTAGCAGGACTAAGAAAGTGGAGCTTGGAACGTGATGACTCTCATACGATATATCCCCATCGTGTTTATAGGGATGACAAAGGCAACATATATCACTCAGTTACCCATATTCTTAAAGAGACTGTTCCTGAACAACAAAAACAGGCACTAGATAAGTGGCTGGAACGACCAACTTCTATCCAAGAACGAGATGTTGCTGCAAAACGTGGCACTTTAATGCACAATCATGCTGAGTATCTTCTTAAAACCGCAAGTAAGCTTGCTCGCTCTGCTGCCAATAGGCGCAATAGCTGGAAAACAGGTAATGACGGCTTGGAACGCTGCCCGAAAGCGATCACAAAATGGGCGCTACAGAAAGCAGCCGAAACCGCACCTCGTGTTCCGTTCAGTGCGAGTGGATACGCCAGAGGTTTACGATCATGGATATTGGAGCGAGTAACCGCCATTCATGCTGTCGAATTTTCCATTCATAAGAATAATTTCGCTGGTACTGCGGACGCTTTAATTGATATTGACGGAAAAGGCCCATTCATATGCGATTGGAAGTCTTCCCAGTTGGCACGATCTGACGCATTACTGCAAAATTACGCAGACCAGGCTGGCGCATATTCGATGGGCCTTAGAGATTTAACGGGCATTAATTGTGTTGGCTCGTTTATCGTGGTAGCTCGCAGAAGTGGAGCGCCACAAATTAAGGAATTGAGTTATTTAGAACTAAAAAGCTCCGAGGTTAGATTTCTAACTCGAAGCTCTATTTTTGAGGCTAAATTAAAGTTGACTGCTTAGGGATCTACTCTTATTAGCTGGTACGTTTTAAACCAGTCGATTTCTTGCCATTTTTCATCGTTACCAAAGGAATAAAAAGGGATTATATGAGGAGGCATTGCAGCAACAAAAGCAAAATATTCTTTTTGTAATTCCTCTTTTGTTGGTCGTCTGTTAAGTCCTCTATATTTAAAAATCCCATTTGCTTCTAGCTGTCTTCCTACCCTTTGGTACGTTTTGGGATACCGAGCAGCAACACCCCGAAGGATGTGCTTGAACTCGGTTGAGTGCCAATAATGTTTAGTCATTAGTAAGCTTCCAGTAGATTTTTATCAGATAAATAAAGGT